ATACAACAAAACTAACCGTACTTAAAAATAGATTTAATGGTCAAACTGGACCGATAGATGGAGTACTTAGTTACAACAAAGAAACTGGAAGATTAGTTGAAATACCCACCGCACAAGATTTTTAATGAGACTCGTTTTTGACGTAGAAACGAATGGACTATTACGAGACTTAGATTGTATTCATTGTTTAGTTACTCAGGATTTAGATACTGGAGAAGTATTTAGATATGACGATACTGGACTACATGAATCAGTTATAACAGGAGTTAAAAGCCTGATGGTAGCTGATGAGATATGGGGTCATAACTCTATAGGGTTTGACTGTGAAGCGATCTTGCAATGTTATCCATTTTTTAAAGATAGTAAAGCCAAAGTGTATGACACTTTAATTTTATCCAGGTTGTTCTTTATGGACATGTTGGATAGAGACTTTAGATCTAAACCACCTAACATGCCAGCTCAACTCTATGGCAGACATAGCTTAGAAAGTTGGGGACATAGATTAGGTAAATTTAAATCTGACTTTGGTAAACAACTTCATGGAGACTGGTCTACTTACAGTCCTGAGATGTTGGATTATTGTGCTCAAGATGTTGAGGTTTCAGTAGCTCTTATAAAGACTTTTGAACCAAAGCTAGAGCAATATAAAAAGCCAATAGAAACAGAACATAGATTAGCTAGGATTATGTCTTGGCAAGAGAGAGAAGGTTATCCATTTAATGTAGCCCTCGCTCATAAATTAGAAAACAAAATAAGAGTAGAACTTGAACAGCTCTCAGAAGAGATGCGGTCAACCTTTATATGGGTTGATGGAGGACATTTCACACCAGCTCGCCCAAATCAAAATAAAGGGTATGTAACTGGTGCTGAATTTTGCAGACTCAAAGAGTTCAACCCAACCAGTAGGCAACATATAGCATTTGCTTTTAAACACTTTCGAGGTTGGGAACCTTTAGAAAAAACAGATACAGGTAGACCAAAAATTGATGAAAAAATTTTGGAGGAAATAGATACTGAAGAATCTAAAAAATTTGCAAGAATATTAAATTTGCAAAAACATTTAGGTCAGTTATCTGAAGGAACAAATGCCTGGTTAAAACAAGTAGACAAAGAAGGAAGGATACATCATAGCTGTATTCTCAATACAAATACTGGTCGCATGGCTCACATGAGACCTAACCTTAGTCAAGTAAAAAGTGACAAAGAATCAAGAGAACTTTTCAACCCTGGACCAGATCGAGTACAAGTAGGAGCTGATGCTTCTTCGCTAGAACTACGCTGCTTATCTCACTATATTCATAGATTTGATAATGGCTTATTTGCGAAGGAAGTTGTTGAAGGAGACATTCATTCTTATATGGCATCCATATCAAAAGTGGATCGTAAGACTCAAAAATCCGTAACTTACTGCCTCATTTATGGCGGTTCAGATTTTCGCTTAGGCTTAACAGCTGGAGCATCTAAAAAAGATGCAATGAAAAGAGGTAAAGATTTACGGACAAAACTTTTAAAAGGTATCAAAGGTTTAGCTGAATTAAATGAAGCAATAAAAACAAGAGCACAACATGGAGTAATTAATGCCATTGATGGCAGACCTATCAGATTACAAGGCAAAACTTACGCTGCATTGAACTATCTTTTGCAGAGTTGTGGAGCTGCTATTTGTAAGGCTTGGCTATTAAGAAGCAACGAATTACTTAAAGAAAACAATATTGATTATTGGCCGTTGGCATTTGTCCACGATGAGATGCAACTCTCAGTCAAACCAGAGCATGCAGAGAAGGCATGTGAATTAATAAAACTAGCAATAAAGGATGTACGAACAGAGCTCGCTTTTCGATGCGAACTCGATTGCGATACTCAAATCGGAAAAACATGGGCAGATTGTCACTAAGACATGTAAGACATGTGGAGAAACTAAACCCGATAGTGAATTTGAAAAGGCAGATGGTAGACATAGAGCAACTAGAAATAGATGCAAGGTTTGTTTTAAGAAGCAAGCAATACTTAGACGAAAACTAAGAAAAGAAAATCCACCACCAGCCCCAGGGGTTTGTCCTATTTGTAATGAAGAGACAACTGCCTGGGTACTAGATCATTGTCATAGTACAGAAACCTTTCGAGGTTATGTCTGTAGGACTTGCAATGCAGGGATAGGTTTACTCCATGACGATATTGAGGTTCTAAATCGAGCCGTAAATTATCTCACTAAATAATGAAACCACTAACACTATTAATAGACGCAGATTATTTTTTTTATCGGGCAGCTGCAGCTTCAGAACTTGAACTAGATTACAGTCAGGATTTGACAGTTGTAGTTGGTAATTTTTCCCAGGGTAAAAAGATTGTTGAAACAGAGATTACACGATTATGTGAACGCTTTGATACCAACGAGATATTACTTACCTTTACCGATCAAACAAATTTTAGAAAATGTGTAGACGAAACATATAAAGGTAATAGAACTAAACGCAAACCAGCTGGATATTTAAAACTAAAAAATTGGGGAATAATTAACTGGCCATCACTCATGAAGCCAGCCCTAGAAGCTGATGATGTTTGTTCTATCTTAGCTACCAATGGTTCCTTAAAAAACTTTGTTCTTATCTCACCAGATAAAGATATGGAACAAGTACCTTGTAGATTATATAACCTTAAAAAAGAATGGACTCAAACTCCTGAAGCAGCTAAGAAAAAACTATTTCAACAGACTCTAGAAGGAGATCAATGCGATGGTTATCGAGGTTGTATTGGAGTTGGACCAAAATCAGCCGAAAAAATTTTAGCCAAAGTTGAAAATGAAGATTATTGGCCAGCTGTAGTAGAAGCTTTTTTGAAAGCAGGGCAAACAGAAGCCGATGCTTTAAGAACTATAAGGCTTGCCAGGATTTTACAAGCTGAAGATTGGGATGCGGATAAACAAATGCCAATTTTATATACACCTTGAACTTAACTAAACAAGAACTCACCTTAATTAAAAATCATTTATTAAATAAACGAATGTACAGAGGAGCCAAGTTAAATCTTGGGACTGTTGTATGGGAAGAATGGATGGATGATTTTTTAAAAAAAATTCAAAAAGAATTAGATGTCAAAGTACTCACCTAACCACTACCAAAGAGGTTACATAGAGGTCTGGGATTTTATAGAAGATCAGGATCTCGATTACTTTCTTGGGAATGTAATTAAGTATGTATGCAGAGCTGGATATAAACCAGATGAGCACATGCTTGAGGATCTCAAGAAAGCCAAAACATATCTCAAGAAAAAAATTTCAATTATTGAAAAAGAAAATGACGCACTATGATTTTCAAGGTCAGGCGATCCAGTTTAGATTACAAATGGAACAGCCTATAGGTAAACACATAGCCAATTTAAGGCTACAAAGAGAACTTATTCGTGAAGAATACTGGGAATTTAATCAAGCTGTAGCGGAGTATAAACCAGATGAAGATTCTCTAAAAGAACTAGCAGATTTAGTTTTTGTTTGTTTCCAATATGCTACCGCTGCTGGTTGGGAATTAGATCAAGCTCTAGACAGAGTATTTAAAAGTAATATGTCTAAGTTAGAAAATGGTAAACCTGTCAAAAATGAACACGGAAAAGTAACTAAAGGTCGAAATTACAAACCCCCTTATTTAGAAGATTTAGTATGAATAAATTTATAGCTCGTACAGGACGAGTACAAAACTGGATTGATAATCCTGAAGCACGTTTACCTGTTAGCTGCACAGTCTTTGTTGTTGAAGATTCAATGGAGGGTCAAGATGGGATCGAATCGTCTTTACGCTTTACTAGCTTTGCTCTCAGACATGCAGCGGGAGTTGCAATCCACCTATCCAAACTACGACCAAAAGGAACTGAGAATGGCAAAGGTCTTGTTGCGAGTGGCCCTGTCTCGTTTGGAAAAATATACTCGGTAATGAATGAAGTATTGAGAAGAGGTGGAAAATATAAAAATGGCTCGATTACGCTACATTTAGACCTATCTCATCCTGACATCCTGGAATTTATAGAAGCTGATAGAAGCGAATTACCCTGGGCAAAAAGATGTGTAGATCTCAACCCTGTTATGTGGTATCAAGCTAGTGAAGAAGTTAAAAATGCTTTATTAATAGCAATAAAAAGTGGAGATGTTTGGTTAAATAAAATTAAATATAATGGAAAATTTGAAAGAATTTATGGGAATGTTTGCTTGGAAATCTACCTCAGATCTAGAGGTACATGTTTACTTGAACATATTTGCTTACCTCAATGTGAGATAGAAGAGCTTCAGTCAGCCTTTATCCAAGGTATGACTGAGCTATGTGAACTACATCAGAAAACAGGTGTAGGGGAATCAGGAGAATACCTTAGTCCTGAAGAAGATAAACAAATTGGGTTAGGAATACTTGGTCTAGCTAATCTTCTTGCACAAAACAACATTACTTATAAAGAATTTGGACAGCAACTTTCAGTCTTAAATAATGGTGGACAAGTAAGTGATGAACCAGCTGGAAAGTTAGCTTATGCTTTACAGCAAGCAATTAATAGTTCAGCTGTAGTGGCTCGCCAACATGGTATGCACAGAGCATTTTGTATAGCTCCAACAGCTACATGTTCTTATACCTATCAAGACAAACTTGGTTTTACTACAACCCCAGAGATAGCTCCACCTATAGATAGAAGTGTTGATCGTGACTCAGGTACTTTTGGTGTAACCAGCTATGATTATGGCTTTGTTGAGACTGCAGCTGAAGTAGGTTGGCATGACTTTAAAAGAGTTGCCGATGGTATTGTTAAGCTCTTTGATAACACAGGATTATTTCATGGATATAGTCTTAACACCTGGTCAGATGTTGTCACTTATGATGAGCAATTTATAGAAGAGTGGTTACAGTCACCACAAACAAGTATCTACTACAGCTTACAAGTTACACCAGAGACACAAAGAAAAGATGATGTCTTATCTTTCTTAGATGATGAATATCAAGATATGTTTAAACCTATATCCTCAGAATGTACCGAAGATTTTTGCCCCAGTTGTGCTGAATAAATGAAATCACCTTATACGAAATTAGTTGAACGAAAAAGAAAATGGACTCCAGTAGCGGTGACTAAAGGCAAGGTAGTAGAAGGATCTGAAGATGCTCTCTACCGAGCCTTAGCTCTACGCACTTTAGAATTGCCAGTAAAAGAATTTTTACAGCAAGGATTAGAAAAAGATTTACCAGATATACCAGGAGTAATAGAAGCCTTAGAATCTAATCAGAAAGATGAAGACAAGCATGATCTTGGTTTCAGTTATATTTGTAATGCTCATGGGACTAATGCAAGAGCCGAGCGGGAGGCTGAAAGTATCCTCAAAGCGTGGCTTGAAGCCCCAGAACATCCAATACTCAAGGCAGCTATTTTAGAAAGATCCGTATTCTTTGTACTCTTACCTTTCTATAGATTTGTAGGAGATATAGGGATGAGAACTTTAGCGGCTGACATATCGAGGGACGAAATTTGCCATGTCGGAATTCATGGAATGGTAGTCCACGACTTAGGTTTAAAGAATACAGAGAACTTAAATAAGCTTCGCAAAGAAACAGTTGCTTGGGTTATGGATGGTCTTAAAAGTACTACAAATAAATATCTGAATAAACAATTTTGGATGAATCAATCCGACAATTTATATCTTCGAGGTAAAGCAGAAGGACTGGCCGAAACTAAACGTGCCAGGATGCCTTCTTTCTTTGAAGCAAGTAATCAAAATCTCCCCAAGTATGGCTGACCTATCAGTAGAAGAAGTGTTTGGTGGTCAAGATCTTTTAGATAAATTAATAGATGAACTTGACGCTGTATATCCACAATATTTACCACAACCTGACGATGCCCTGGCCAAGATAATGTATATCTCTGGTCAGCGTAGTGTCATCGAATATTTAATCACAAAAAAGAAAGAAAATGTGTAAACCAGATCTTCCAGAAATGCCTGAGCAACCTGATCCGTTGCCCGCACCGCCTACTCCTCCCCCAGCTCCAGCAATACCTACGGCTCTCAAGCCACCTGAAACTGTAAGTGCTAAAGATAAAAAATTAAAGAAAACTTCAAAAAGAGCACAATTAAATAAAGCTGGTTCTGGAGCTGAACAGTTAAGGATTGATTTAGATCCCGCTGCAGTACTTAGTGCAAGCACAGTTAATACAGGACAAGGTACAGGTAAACCAAAGAAAAAATCACAACTTAATATTCCTACAGCCTAATGAAAGAACAAGCCCTTAGCCGATACCAAGCGTTATCAGCGGATAGGCAAGACTTTCTAGACAAAGCAAGAGATTGTGCAGAGCTAACCTTACCTTACTTATTAGTAAATGATGGGCATGCTTCAGGTACTAAATTACCAGTACCTTGGCAAAGTCTAGGAGCAAAGGGTGTCAACGTACTTGCATCAAAATTGATGTTAAGTCTCTTCCCAGTAAATACAAGTTTTTTTAAACTGCAAATAAATGATGCTGAATTAGCAGGGATACCAGAAGTAACACCAGAGATTAAATCTGAAGTTGACTTATCTCTTTCCAAAATGGAGAGGATAATTATGCAACAGATAGCTGAAACCTCTGATCGTATAATGCTTCACGCTGCTATGAAGCACTTAATTGTCACAGGCAATGTATTAATTTTTGTCGGGAAGAAAGCCCTTAAAGTTTATCCTTTAGATCGTTATGTTGTTAACCGAGATGGTGATGGCAACGTAATAGAAATTATCACCAAAGAAGCAATACACAGAACCCTACTACCTAAAGAATTTCAAAAGCCTGTAATGGGTGACGGTAAAGACATTAACTCCCCTGGAGAAGATGGACCTAAGTTTGGAACTACAGGTGCTAGTAAGACAGAAGAAGCTGAAATATATACTTGCGTTAAATTACAAGATGGTCAATGGAGATGGCATCAAGAAGTAGACGATAAGATACTTCCTGGATCTCAAAGTAGTGCTCCCAAAAATCTACCTCAATGGCTTTGCCTCAGGTGGAATGTGGTGGACTCAGAACCCTATGGTCGTGGCAGAGTTGAAGAGTTTCTTGGGGATCTAAAATCCCTTGAAGGTTTGATGCAAAGTATGGTGGAAGGAAGTGCAGCTGCAGCAAAAGTTGTCTTCACAGT